TACAGAAGAAGAAATTGATACTACAAATACAGAAGAAGAAATTGATACTACAAATACAGAAGAAGAAATTGATACTGCAAATATAAATATTACAAATAATAATGAAACTCAAACAAGTAATAATACTATAGAAGAATTAGAAGATGTTACAAATAGTATATATTTAGATGATGCTAATTTTATTAGATTACACCATCCAATTAAATCTAAAACAATACAAAATATAAAAAAAATATATGCATTTTTTTATAAACAAATAGCTACAATAAAAAACGAGAAAAATCTAGATAATATTGAAAAATTTCTTAGGTTACATTATATAAATTTAAAAATAATTAAGAGATGCCTATTGTTAATTACTATAATTAATATTCATATTAGTATAAGTATAAATGTATATATACTACTTAAAATAAATAATTATATTAAATTAATAAATTAATAAATTAATAAATTAAAAAATTAATAAATTAATAAATTTTATAGTCAATATCATTTATAAGAATTTTTATATATTATTAATATTGATATTAATATTGATATTAATATTAAAAATATATATTTTTTTTTGAACTTTTTAAGGTTTCTTTGTAGTTGTTTTAGGCTTCTTTGTACTTGTTTTGAAATTTATTGGAGTTTTTTTTGAACTAATAAAGTATTTTCTTATAACAGGTTTTTCTAATAATGTTTTATGTGTCGCAATTGTTCCTTCCATAATATTATCTTCTTTTGACTCTATAGATTTTAATATATTTTTCTGCATATTATTCATGTTATTTACATCATTATTTATATTTATCATTAAATTATATTCACCATGAAGTAAACGATTATCTTTATTACTTCTAACTGTAATATTTGGTAATTTTATAAAATAATAATCATTTCCTTCATTATTAATAACACCTAACATATATTTTTTCATATCTACATCAGATTTTATACTACTAATACTAATAACTGAATTATTTATAAATATAATTGGAACTTTTAATTCCTTACATATTAAATAATAATCAATATATGTTAAATAATATTTCTCATTATTAATTATCTCTCTAAATACATATTCACTTTTATATTCATCTTCATTTATTTTTGTTTTATCAAATTTCTTATTATAATAATACGGTATCAATCTTTCTTCCAAATATTTTCCTATCATTGGATTTAAAGTATATTGATAGTTATTAGTCATTAAAGCAACGCTATATTCATTTTTTAAATATGCTTCTAACAATATTTCTTTAATGTTTTCAATATCTAAATTTCTCAATTTGGACTCATTATCTTTAAAATGATGTTTTAATATTAATAAAAGAAGTTCATATGTACAAATATAGTCGTCCTCATTATTCAAGCTAAAATATGTTTCATATAAATTATCTTTAATCTTGAAATTCTCTTTAATACCCATCTCTCTTATTCTATATTTTTTATTTAATTTACTATTACAACTATCTGATACTTCTGATAAAAAATAATCAAAATCTTTCATATCATTATTTAATTCATCTTTTTCACCAATCTTTGTATCACTTTTTTTTGTATCACTGACTGTTTCAGCTTGTTTGCTAATTTCTTTAATTGTTTCTAATTGTAATTTTGGTATTTTGATAGTAACTTTTTTCTTAGGTTGTACCGAACTTGGTTTAAATATATTTTTATCTAATTTTAAAGTATTTATTGCTGGTAAAGGCTCATCTTCATCATCACTTAAAAAAGTATCGTAATTTGTATAATTTTCATATTTATTTTTTATTATAATATTACCTGAAAATAATTCATTGTTTATTTCACTTTGTAATATTACAATTTCATTATCATTGATATCATATCTAACATTTTGATTATCCATGGATACTTCATCTAACAAAATTATATTTTTTGTTTTATTAAATCTTATAAATTCATCTGCTAATTTCAAATAATATATATCTTCATTATCTTTTCCCGAAATTAAATTATTTTTTGGTATTTTTAAATTACAAATATCCGAGCCTTCAACCTTCATACAAAAATCAGTTTCACAATCTTCATTGTTAATACATGATGATATATATTTAATAGCATTTAATATTTTTCTATCATATTCAGCAAATATTATATATTTTTCTCCAATAACTTTTAATTCATCATATAATAATCGTAGTTTGTCAAAATATAAGATACTATGATCATTTATTATTTTAGCTAATTTAATTTTATTTATTTTTTCACTAGGTAATGATAATACATTTTTAAATACATTTTTAAATGAATCAAAAAACCTTGTTTCTAATTTAATATTTGTTATCATTTCTTCACGTTCTGTATCTTTTTTATATGTTGTTTGAACTTTAATATCATTCTCGGTAACTAAATAATTTTCTTCTGAAAAATTTGGAAGTTCGCTATTTTCACTATACATTATTGGTGGTTCAATACTTACAAATTGATCTCCATTTGTTAATATTCCAACTATTAAACCATCATTTATTATATTATATTTTGGATTTACTTTAATTTTTTGATCACTCATTTCATATATTTTCTCTAATGTTTGTTTAGTTTTACTGTATTCTCTATAAACTATATTTTCATCGTCCATTAAAATATAAGGTATTGCCAAATCTTCATTATAACCAGATGGATAACAAGGAACAAAATAACTATTAAAATCCTCTTTTATTACATTTTTAACTATTAATCCAATAACTTTATTTTCATAATTCATTACTTGATATTCAATTTCAATTTGTTCTTTTAATAATATATTTGCCATTTTTGAAACATTCATATTTAATTCAAAATCATAGTTTTCAGTATCACTTGTTTCTTTTTTCAAACATTTTTCATTAATATTATCTTTAATTATATTTAAAACTTTCTTGAACTCTACTAATTCAATTTCATCTTTTGAATAATCAAAACTATATGTTGCGACTATTTTCTTTGCTATATCATTCTTTATAGCATAAATAGGTTCATAATTATCACCATTTTTAACCAATAAAATACTTTCTTTATTATCATCTACAAATTCAGTAGAAAAACTTTGTTTTGGACAAATTACTTTTACATTTTGTGTAATATCTTCGGTTGTAATATCTAATATTATTAAATTCATACCATTTGGAAATAATTGTTCATTTGGTTTACATATAATATCCCATAAATATGTGTAATCTATTATGTGATTTGGTGATTTTATATATTTCCTGAAATTTTCATAAGAATTTATTATTTTTTTATATAAATTTATGTGATTAATATTTTCTTTATCCAATTTTCTATAAAAATCTGTTTCATTATATTTCATATCTATTTGCATATTGTTCAAATATTCTTCTGTTATATTTTTTGATAAAAATATATGTGTTAAATTACCATTACAATATGTAACAAATTTATCTATATTTATTGCTCGTAATATCATTTGTTTAAATTTATCTATGCTATATGTATTTGATATCTTATTATATTTACAATAAACATCAGCAATAGATGCTATAAATGATTGTTTTTCATTATATTCTACGCCATAACGCAATAAACATCTTATATTAGAAACTAAATATGGTTTATCTCCTGGAATAGTACAAGCAGAATTATTAAATTGTAAAAATTTACTTAATATTAAAGGCAATGATCCTATTTTATCTTGAGTAAGTGTTTTTTTATTATCCAATATATATATTTTTTTGATATCTTTTTCACTAACATATTTCGACTTTGGTTCAAAATCACTATAATCATCACTATCATCATCACTGCTTACACTAGTTACTTTTTTCTTAGTTACTGCATTTTGTATTTTTTCCATATCTGCTAAACAAACTTTCATTTTATCACCTGATTTCTTAGTTATTTTTGAACCACAACATACAGAACAATGTTCTGACATTTCTTTATCTTTATATTCTCTAGTAATTATGTATGGTTTTAATTCATTTTTTCTATCTATAATATTTTGCTTGTTTGTTCCTGACGGATTTCTTAATTTACCATATTCTCCTGATTCTACTTGTTCTTTTGTTAAAATATTATTTCTATTTAAATCCCAATAATTAGGACAAATATAATAAAAATCCTTGCCTTTTATAGACGAATATTTTATTGTATTTCTATCATCATAAAATCCCGGATATTCTTTATCTATTGCTTGTTTTTCATCTTCATTTAAAATTACAGGTTGTTTCATACCTTGACATACTCTACTATAATTTTCATAATGATTATTTGCTTTTGTATTAATAAATTTTTTTTTATATAATTTTGGCTCATATTCTTCTAATCTACCTTTAAAAATTGTTTCACTACCTTTTTTTCCTTTTTTAAGTGTAATTCCTTGGTCGTCATCATCATTATCATCATTATCATCAGAATCAACTTCTTTAGTTTTTGATTTATTTACATTTGATTTATTTACCTTAGATTTTGGTTTCTTTATAGATGATTCATCATAATCATCATCATCTTCATCTTCATCTTCATATATTGAATCTAAACTTATATTATCATCTTCATCTTCTTTTTCACTAATTATAGTATTATTTATACTATCAACAGGTACATCTTCATCTTCATTTATATCTTCATCTTCGTCCATATCATCTAATAATATATCCATTAAATTATCTTCGTCATCATCACTCATACTTAATACATCTAACTCATCATTTACTGCTTCTACTTCATTAAATAGTTTTACATTTTCCAATTCTTTAATATTAACTGCATCATTATCTTTTACAAATGCTTGTTCGTCTTTTTTATTTTTTCTAATTGGTTCTTTACATATATCAACATCTATATTTAGTGATTCTCTATATTCTTCCATTATAATTTTAAATAATCCATCAATATACATATTAATAAGTGGAATATAATCAATATTATCAATATTTTTAATAGAAACATTTATATCATTTGATGTATTATCCATTTGAATTAAAAAACCAGGATTATTTCGTATTTTTAATTTATGTAAATTATGCTCATCTTGTTCTTTATTTAAGTTATTTATAGTTTCTTCAAATATTTTTTTTGCTTCTTCTTCAGTTTCAATATTGAAATTTTTTTGAATATTTCTTACAATTACATTTGGTGATAACATTTGTTTAATATTTTCTATAATTAACGCAGTCTTAGCATCTTCATTATTATAATTTCCTACACGTTTGAATCTAAACTCTTTATTATTAGTTTTATTTTTTGATTCATTTGGTATATTAAAAATATAATATAAACATAATTTTAATTTTTTTTCATCTATTTCTCTCAACTTATTATTAAAATTTTGTAAATAATTTATTTTATAATCGAGAGATAAAATTTCCACATTATTATCATTTAAACTTGTAAATTTATTTACTTTATTGGCATTTGCTGGAAACAATTCTACAATATTATTTAATACAAAATTAATATTGCTGGAAATAGTATCTGTAAATAAATCTATATCCATTATTGTTGTTAATTTAATTTTTACATTTATTGTACCATGAACATCTATTTCAACTATAAATGAATCAATATTATTAAAAAATTCATTAGTTTCATCATCTAATAAAAAAGTGATTGTATTAGATTTCCCATATAATTTTGAGATTTTTAATATTTCTTCTCTCTTTAAATGTGGTATTTTTTTATTATTTTTCGAAATTTTATCACAATATAAACGATATAAATTCTCTACGCGTTTTCCAGGATTAAATTTAATATATGGAATAAATTTGTTACTATTTAAAAGTTTAAAAAGGGAATCGAGAGATAAATTCAAGTTTATTTTTGAATATATATTAAAATTTATTTCTTGAATACCAACATCTTTTCTTTTTATTGGAGAAGCATTATAATATAAATTGTAAAATAAATCTATTACTTCATTCTTCTTTTGAAAATATTTTGAATTATATTGTTTTTGTGACCTTTCAAATAAATTATTTTGTTGTTTTCTATATTGCTCATATGAGAGAATATCTTGTTGTGCCATTAATGGAAAATATAATTTTATTACATATTCTAAATCTTCTCTCATATTTTTATCTACAAAATCAAATACTTGTTTAAAAAAAGATACATATAAAGTATTATTTATTATTTTATGGTTCATTAATAACGACCCATTATTTGTACTTAAAGTATTATTTAATGCTGATTTTGTATCTAAATTAAAACGTTTAAATTTAAATGGATTTGTTACAAAATAATGAGCATATTTATTGTCTAGTGATTGACCTATTGGATGATATACATTTATTGTTTCTAAATCATCTATTAAAATATCTTCGTATTCATATATATCCTTTGTACCCATTTTTTCTTTGAATTTTAATTGTTCATTTATGTTCATTAAATAATTATTTAAAACTTCTGATTTTAATTTCACTTTATTATTACTTGTAAGCATAGAATACATGTCATATGGTGAATAATCTTTGTTTATTAATGAAAATAAATATAATTCTTCATATGATGTATTATTATTTAAAGACATCAATAATTTCAACTTAATTGTTTCAATTGTATCGTCAAAATATATATTTTCATTTATAAAGTGGATTTTTGGTCTGAATGTATGTAAATAATTTATATCTAAATCATTAAAATCTTCTACAAAATGTTTATTAAATATTTCAGATTCTAAAAAATCTATATATGATTCACTATAACTCTCATTTAAAGCTTCACAACTTTCTTCCAAATCATCTTTGAAGTATTTATTTTTTATAAATAAGTATAGATCACTTAATACATTTTCATTGTCCTCATTATTGTTATTTACATAAATTTTAAATATATTAGACATCTATATAAATATATTACTATAATTTTATATAATAAAAATGGACAAAAATATTAATTTAATCGTTGCTATTTGTAATAATAATGGAATTGGAATAAATAATACTTTACCATGGAAGGTTTCAAGTGATTTAAAGAAATTTCGCATTTTAACACAAGGAAAAGGAAATAATGCCATTATAATGGGTAAAAATACTTGGAATAGTATTGGTTCTAAACCATTGGCAAAGAGAGATAATTTAATTTTATCTACTTCTCTCGAAATTGACGAAACTTTTGGAGAGTTATCCAATGGAGAGTTAGCCACATCTAATATTGTAAAATCTTTTAAAAATATTGATGATTTAAAAGATTTTTATAATTCTAAAAA